TACTTTCTACAATTGTAGAAATCATGTAGAAATTGAAGTCTTTTGTAGAAGGTTTTAACAAAAACGGATTTTTGTAGAATTTTGTAGAAGGTTTGTAGAAGTATTGTAGAATATATAAACACCTCATTTTTAACATTGTAGAATGTGTAGAAAGTGTAGAAGCCTTTTTCACTCCATATGAAAAGGAAGAATGCCCCTCGGACACACAAAAAAAGGCGCAGCGTCCTCACGACGCCACGCCTTCTACAACTCTAAAACTATTTACTTAATCTAAGTCTTCTTCTTCAGTTTCTCTACCTTCTACCTCTACCTCAAGATTAATATTATATGTCTCCCGGATCATGCGGTAATCAAAACAAAGTGCCACATCGGGTGTCGATGTTTTCTTATAAGATACGCCACCAGTCGGTGTCGTTTCCATCTTCTGAACCTCAATACCGTGCTGGATGTTCTTGAAGCGAACCGAGTTCTTTTTGCCCATGTATTCCTTTGAGTTTTCCAGATAGTACATCAAAGAACCTTCAGGAAGAATGGAATCACCGACCTGCTTACCAAACTTCTTGTACAGCATGAAGATACGGTTCTTACGCATCATCAGGATAGATTTCGGCTCCTGATACACCTGCTCTATCTTAATCAGACTGCTCTTAAACCGGTTCAGGTATTCAATGCGGTAATCCCCCTCGATGAAGATCTCACCATCTTGTTGCAGGTAGGATACCACGTTCCAGAAGTTAGCCAGCTCGTTGTTACTCTTACATTCTGCATTTTGTCGAATTATGCCATCAAGTGTCACCCTACGGATATCCTGATACGGAAATGGTATGTCCAATACCCCTTCAAGGGTTCGGAACGCGGCCAGCGGTATGATCCAGTTACGCAGGATTCGATCTTCGACCTTTTCAGATCCAAGTGTTTCAAGCACATCGGACAGGCAGGTATGATAGTTGCTGATGAACTGCTGCTCCATCCGTGCCCGATGGCGGAGTATCTGCAGCGTCAGATGTGTAAGTCCCCGCTTACGAATCTCCACAAGTTCGTTGTATCGGCGCTTCTCCTCTTCTGTGAACTCTGATTTGGCAAAAGTTAGGAATATGAGTCGGCTGAACAGCGCAATGTCGGCGGTTGCCATCTCCTGGCCGGAAAGAATCACACCAGAATCCACAGCAGTTATTTCCCGTTTCTTGTCCCGGTCCATGTTCATGCGTGACCGGCCGGCGCCGTCCCAAAGTCCCTTGAGGTATTCCCGTTTGTCGATGTCAATGTTATTCTTGAATTCATCTATATGCACCAGGGCGTTGGCACACTGCGCCACCAGGTCGGCCAGTGCCGGGATAGTTGCATTCTGAATGTTAGGCGGGATGTTCTCGATGATAAACAGTGCCATCAGACTGTGGCCGAGTTCGGACTTACCAGAACCTTTCGGACCAAACAGGTTCAAAATAGGAAAACTCTTGGTGTATCCGGTGATAATGTCACGAAACAATGTGGCCAGCAGGAAACAGATTCCTACCTTGGCATTATCACCGAATACCCCTACCAGTTTGGTGAAGTATTCCTTCAGACTGATGGAAGAGTAGTTCAGGTGTACAAACCGCCGTTCAAACTGGAATAACTTGTCGTCGTCACGGTAAATCAGGCTGGAGGCCGGAAGGTAGTAGTTGCCTTTGTCACCCAGACGGACAATACCGTATTCATCGACCGGATGCCACTCGGTGTCAAACACCCCATTACCAAACGCATAAAAACCCTTGCGGTTCCATCCCAGCTGGGTAATTTCGACTGCCGTCTCCGTCTGCTCATACAGGTACATCTTCAGCCGGGTCATTTCCTTTTCGGTGGCCAGCCAGATGTAGTTACCAAGTCCTTCGACCTTCTGTTTGAACTTGGATAACGACACCAGATCCTCCTGCTTCATTTCCACAATTTCCTCCTGACGGTTCTGGTTCTTGATACGGTACAGTCGCTTCGGATTGAGTGAGTCTTTGATGTGGAACATGGGCAACATCACGAAGTTCGACCATTGGAACTCCTTTCCCTCGTTGGTGGAATAGTAGCAGTTGTTGGACTCGAAGAAACCATACTTGGCCAGCAGATCCCGGTTGATGGTCTGCGTCTTATCGGCCTTGGATTCTGAGATCTTTTTTTTCTCCCGGTTGATGGCTGTAATCCAAAGGTTCTTGTGATTGTAGATTTTCTTCAGCTGCTCCAGATACATCTGTTCTTTGACTTCGTCACCAACCATTGCCACCATCTTGGCAATCCTGGTGACAGCTGCGCTCTTATCTTCGGTGGTACCATCGGCCTTGAACGCATATCCGGCATACCAGGTGATGTAGTCCACTTCTTCCAGATCCTTGAACTTAGTGCGGCTGGTACAGTAAGAATCCGGATCATTCTTGGTGTTGCCTTCGCCACACGGAATTTCCTTAACCGACACGGAAAAACCGCACTCCATGGCCAGCTGACCGGACTTGATTACAGCTGCTATCCCGGTACCGTACTGTTCGCCGGGCTTCACAGCGTCCGCGTCCGGAAGGAAACAGAGGGAAGTGGCATATCTTTTAATCTGGTAGAACTGTTTCTTTGTCCAAGCAGCACCCAGTGAGGCGATGGTATTGTTGATGCCGATGGACTGCAGACGCATCACGTCGGGTGCGCCTTCTACACAGTAGAACTTTTCTTCTTTGGCAGCCTGCCTGATGGCATTGTCAATACCAAATATACTGTCCGACTTGTCGTAGATGTCGCTCTGGCAAGAATTCAGATATTTGGGTGTTCCGTCCACTTCGCTCATGTCGCGGGCCGTCCATCCGATGATGTTCCGGAACCGGTCGCGGATAGGTATCATAATTCGGTCACGATAGAAGTCATAATACCCATCACCCTCCTTACGTTTCCGGATCAGTCCGCACTCTACCATCAGGTCAAGCGAATATCCGGCCTTGATGGCTGCGTCTGCAAAAGCAGACCAGGAAGGAAGTGCGTAGCCGATCCCCTGTTCCTGAGGGTATTGTTCGCCCCACCTCTGTTTGATTTTTGCCTTGGCAGCGTCAGCTTCCGGTTTGTTGAGGTTATGAAGAAAGAACTGAGAAGCAAACTCGTTGATGGCAAACATAGACGCGCGTTTCCGGGCCTCTTTTATCTCATCCGGATTCTTCTGCTCTTTTTTATCCTCAATCTCGATACCGTATTTATCTGCCAGCCAGTGACATGCTTCGGGAAAATTCAGGTTGTTGATTTTCTCGACAAACTTAATGACGTTATCTCCTTCGTGACAGGCTCCGAAGCAATACCACAGACCGCGTGCCTGGTCTACCATGAAGGAAGGGGTGTCTTCCTGGTGGAACGGGCAACAAGCCTTATACCGTACTCCGGCGCGTTGCAGTTGGACAAACTGTCCGACCACGTCGACAATATCCGCACGGTCGAGGATCTTTTCTATGTCTGAATTAGAAATCATGTTTTAGAGTGTTTAGGGTACCGGCAAATATCATGTATTTGCCGGGTAAATAAAAGATAGATTAGAAGTGTATATCGTGATCGCGCAGACGTGTGTTGTTGTTAATGTTGTAACACCGGCCAAAGCCGTCCCATCGCACCCGCTTTCTTCGCACGATATTTTTAATGGCTCCATTACTTAGCGACTTACGGCTGACAATGATGTACCCGGTCACTTTGCGTACCAGCATATCGGATGTATAATAGACATGCTCAATCTGTTTTGTATGGAGGACAGATTCCCATTCTTCCATTTTGTGAAGTTTCATGTTTCCCATAATACACTAACTAATCAGCATAACACCATCCGAATATCTTGTAGTCAGGAACACAGAAGCTGACAGGTTTGTCGGCCATGTTCAAGCATAATTCGTGTGCCTCTGTGAAAACACCTTCGCTGCGCACATTTGTGATAGCATCTCCATCACATAGTTGGATGAACAACCGTCTGTTTTTATCCACTTTTTCTATGTTCTTAACACCCAGATTAAGATATCTGGTGATGCCGTTATTTAGCGTCACTTTTATTTTTGTAATCATAGTTTTCTTGTTATAGTTCATTTCTATTTAACAGTTATATGTATATCCGCAAAGCAACCACCGAAACCGGATAAAGCGTTAGGTTGGGTATAAGTAACCGTGACAAGGGTTTGTTTCATGAATATTTCGATCTTGTCTATAACGGCTTCCATTGGTTCACCCAAGCCTGTGGCTTCAGCAGATACTATGACTAAATCTCCTTCTTTCATATTTTATATATCCATTTGGGCAATCATTTTATCTGCACCAAGATGTATTAACATCTCAGGATGATAATATTCTACAGTAAATACAGATATATACTTCTCTATAGGATGATCCTCAATTTTTACGATACGCAAACAATTATCAGGATAACCTTCTTCTATTCTCTTTTTTAATTTATCAACCGCCTTTTTAGAACAGTAAAAACTAATTTTTTCCATACCATAATAATTCCCTTAGATTATTCGAAACAAATGCATACCATGACTTCAATTATTATGCAAAACTTTTAAAAGCTTTACAATAGAATTAACCCACAATGGATCTGCTCCGTATTCTCTGAAAAACCTCATAATCTTACGTGCTTGGAACTTCTGCATTCTACGTTTCTTGATATACTTAAGATTATTAACTGCAACAACATCCTTTTTCTTTGTCATAATTTAAAATTGTTATACCAGGTAATAATTTGACTTGTATTCTTGAGGTTTAGCTTGACCTTAATGGCCTGTATGGTATTGTGTACCGTATGGATTGAGATATACAATCTGTCTGATATCTCCTGTGGGGAAAGTCCTTCGGCCAGTGCAGCTGCTATTTGTAGTTGTCTGACGGTAAGAACCGATGTACGTCTCGGGTTGCATATCACATTCTCATACTGACAGTCACCAGAACCTCTAAGAGGACAATGTACTTGCTCGATATTGATATTCCCATCAATAAAATCTATCTTTTGAGTATCCAATTCTCCACAATTACATCGTATGAACCGATTCACCATTTTAAGTTTTTGGAACCTTGGATTTTTGCTTGACTTGAAATAACATTGTTCAAGTGCGCGGTATGCATCGATATAACACTCCCGTATAATATCCAGCAAATCATCCACCACTTCCCGGCTGGATTCTGATAGCCGAGTTGTATAGTTCCCGTCATCACACATCACATAGCCTGATGGCGTGTTGTAGAACTCAACTTGTTTTTTCATTTTCTTTTTGAATAAACTTCTCTATCGCTTCGCGCTCGAGTTTAGTCCAGGAATCATTTCTCATCTTGTAGAAAAAAGAAGGGTAGGATATGTCGCACAATTCAATCACATCCTGAATGAACTTACTTTTCACTTTACCCGATAGAGATAAATAATAGTTAGATATTACCATTTCTGTTAC